TGTGTGGTCCGAAAACCCTTTGGAATCGGTTGCTCGCGGTAGCATACGGCGTCCACCAAAGCCTTCAGGATCGCGTTTTCCTCATTATCCATCATACCGGTATCCTCCACTCTTTTTCGCCAGCGTTCCATTGGTGCAACACTGGCCAACACCGTTCGTCGTCGTACTCGCCAAAAACAAAACCGTGCCCCCAAGCGAGAGTTCCCAATCGCTCCGCAGCGTAATGCGCTTGGCTGATTACCATCCCGGTCCCAACCCCAAACGCCGTCGCGTTGTCCACTCGATTGCATTTGGCTATTCCCGGTCGGTGAGCGTGGGCCACGACTGAATTCCCAAAAGACATCGCAGTGTCACGCAGGTAATTCACTGAGTAGCTGAATCCGTGGAAAAACTTGTAATCCCCAAGCTCATGCCAGTCCCAAACGGTGTACGGAATGATTTTCGCTTTTGCTGCCTTCACCGGCTCAAGCATTCGATCCCAAACGGCTTCGGCTGCGGTCGAGATTACCACATTGTAATGGCTTTTGAGCTTGAAGCATCTGTTCTCATGGTTTCCAACACAAAACACAGTCGGGTGCAACTCCTTAAGATACCTGCGACCCATTTCCAAGTCCGGCAATACTGAATGAGCCTCGTCAGCGTCACCACTGTTAGGGCGTGCGCCCGTGCGAAATGCCTTTGTGTCGTAAGCGTCTCCAAGGTGGATTACCGCGTCCGGCTTAAACAGTTGGCGGAATCGTAGCGTGGCCTTTTCAAATCCTGGATCAATGAGTTCGCCGTGCGTGCAACCGACCGCCATGAACCGCTTTTTCTTGCTGGGGATCGGCTGCGTTTTTTTCATAGGTTTTGCTCCAACTGATTCAGCAACATCTGGAACATTTCGCTGGTCATCTCGGGCATCTGAGACCGGTCGATGCGAGCCTCGGACCTCTGCACCTCGTCAGATCCTGCGATGGGACGCTCCAAAGCAATCACGACAAAAGTTTGTCCTGCGGTAAATTGCGGCTCGTCACTCATCTCTCAATTCCTTCCAATTCAAGTGCATAGTCCAGTATCAGCAAAGCATCCGCAGTGGCCAATGTCACGCTTTCGTTGGGAAACCTACGCTCCGCTTCCTCCTTCAATTTGCGTTTCCACGCCGGTTGTGAATCGACCGATTTTCGACCGCCCAGGTTCAATCGCGCCTGCCATTCCTTCGGTGGCACAAGAATCACGCGCCACCCAAGAGCGGTAAGTAGCCCCTCAACGCGACCAAAGTTTCTGAACAGAACCGCTGTCGAACTGGATGCGATCTTTCCGCCGCAATACTTTGGAACATCCTCAATGTAGGCCACGCCCCCCCCAGATGGAATGGCGTCCCAAATCGCATTGACTCCATCCGGCATTTTGGCAGCCATAATGCCATCCGTTATGGTAAATTTGCCAATTCCACCTCCAACGCCAGGGTCAATCGCTATCACATTCATCGTTCATTCCATTTCTCAGTGACCTTTTCAAAACTAAACTCGCATCCGCATTCCTCGCAACACATTGGGTCAATGTCTCCATCCTCATCAGGGGTTTGATTATCCGGGTGGCAATGAATTTTGCTAGGCCTTGCTGGTGTATAATCAATGTCGTGCTCAAGACCGCATTCTGGGCATTCGTAACTGATTGTCATTTTCTAATCCTCCGATAGTTTGCTTTCCAAATTTTACTGCTCAACACGTTTGCAGCATCCCAAATGGCATCCTCGCTCCATTTAGGTTCAATAACGTGCAAAATTTCGTGAATCAACGTGTCTAAATACTCTCGACTATTCTGCCTTGGATCCAGTTCCACCAACCCGTCAGGGTAGGCAAGGCCAAACGCCTTTTCCCTACCCAAATGGCGCTCAACAACTTTGACACGTTTCATTTTTGTCATTGGTCTTTCGCTTGGAAAACCGTTTGTCCAAAAACTCACTAGCTCCATTGAACGTCTCTAGATACGGCTTCGGGTGACCCAATTTGATTAACCACTTAAGCTGTTTTGGAGACGCAAGCTTGAGCCGCTGCCGGTCCATGATTCGATTGATGATTGCGCTCGCGTGCCCTTTACACGTCACGCGATCGCCCGCCAAGCCGAATCGCTCAAGCATCTGGATCTGCTTAGGACTGGCAGGTGCGTTTTCCCATTCCATGATCGGCTCGTAGTCAGCCAATCTTGAATCATGCAGGCTCACGGCAAACTCAAGCGGGTCAATCGCGTTCAGCTTCTTGCCAATCGCCTTCGCTGCCTGTTCCTTGAGTTGCTTAATGAGGCTTTGCTCTCGCTGTTCCTTTGCTGATTCGACGACTTTCTCAACATCCCACATCTCGCCCTGGTCCAGCATTTCCTCGGCAATCTTAGCCACTTCAACCGAATCCGTGACAAGACTTGTCGGGCGAACCAGGCTATGCTTTCCGGTAAGCCAAAGGGCATCCAGAACAAGCAGGTTTTCCTTTCCTGGAGATATGCGGGTGCCGCGTCCAATCATCTGACTGTACAGTGGCCGACTCATCGTGGGTCGCAGGACAAGCACGCAATCAATCGACGGGCAATCGTAGCCCTCAGTCAGCAGCATTGAATTGGACAGGATGCCGGTTTTCTTGGCTGCAAACCGACCAAGGATTTCGGAGCGATCCGGTGAGGTTCCATCAACGTGCTCGGCATCAAAACCAGCACACTTAGAAATTTCTGTGAAGGCTTTGCTAGTGGCGATCAGTGGCAAGAAAACGAGCACCTTCCGGTCGCGTGGAATGTGGGAAACGATCTTTTTCAACCATGGTGAAATAGCTGAATCCAACTCCTCGCTGGCATACTCACCCGCTCGCTTGCTGACGTTCGACAGGTCCACGCGCACCGGGATCCGATTGACCACAATTTTGGATAGGTATCCTTGTGCGATCAGGTCCAGCAACCCAATCTCGTAAGCGACCGTTTGGAAGTAGCTGCCCAGTTGCTTTTTATCCGACCGATCCGGGGTGGCTGTGACTCCGAGCACCTTGGCCCCCGTAAACCGACCCATCAAATTCAGGTAGCTTTCGGATACAAGGTGATGGCACTCGTCCACAATGACCGTGCGAAAATAACCCGAACCAAACACGTCGCGCCTGCTCAGAGTCTGCATTGATGCCACCACCATGCACTCAGTTCCGGTCGCTCGCGCTTCAGCCATCTCCTTGACCGCCCTAATTCCCGTTGCCTGCTCCATCTTGTCAATGGCTTGGTCAATAAGCTGTTGGCGGTGGGCAAGAATTAGAACTGGCCCCGACTCAAGCCGATCCCGAGCGATACAAGCCATCATTACCGCTTTTCCGGATCCTGTTGGGGCTACCGCGATTACACGATCAAACTCGCCCCAGGACCGATGAACCGATTGAATTAGGTTGACCTGATATGGTCTGAGATCCATTTTGATCGTGTTAGGGGAACGCGGTTTATTGTTGTTGTTCGCCCCGCACCGGTTTTATTGTTTTTTCCGGTGCGGGGCCTTTGTTTTCCTACTCTCGATCAGTAAGGAATCTTGTCATCGGCCTTGTCGGAGGGCTTGAGGCTCTTCACCTTGCAAATCGACTTCTTTTCTCCGTTCTTCTCGTACTCTTCCTTGCCGACGACAATTGTAAGAGTCTTCCCAAGGAACGTCTTGCCGAAAAACTCGACAAAAGTTCCGCGCTTTTCAAAATCCACTTCCGTTCCGTCCGGGATTTCCGCACCCGTGGCCACGATCAAACTGTTCACGCGCCAATGACTCTTGGCCGTGTTGTAAAAGTCGTCACGAATGGTGTTTCCGGTAGCGTCGTCTTTGTACGTTAGAACAGCGACTTCATCGCCTTTGGGAGTGATTTTTTCTTCCACCTTGTCCACCGCGACAATGTAGGTTCCTGGAGTTTCAATGAACGATCCAGAGGCGCTTTTGCGATCTACTTTGAACATATTTTATCTATTGATTTACTGCGTTACGGTTTCGTTTTTCTTCCGCCAGCTTGGTAGCGAAATCTTGTTAATCACCTGTGGATAGGCTGGCCAACTATCCATTTCCTTGCAAGAGGCGTACAAATTGATCCGCGCTCTGCGTTCGATGCGAGCGAATTCCAAAAGCTCATCATCCAGCTCGTACACGCCAACGGCATACGGAGCGACCTTCTCAATCGCGATGAACAGGAACCGCTTACGCTGGCTCATCTCAAGGTAATGAGCCGCCTGGATGTCGTAGCCGTACAACGCCACGGTGCGTTCGAACCCTTTCGGGCTCGCGTCATCCGTCGTCTTAACGTCGAGGATCAGGTCGTCGGTGAGGTAATCCAGTCGAGCCTTCATGTCCACGCCAGTATCGTCGTCTTGACCAAACAAACTGACCTCAGATTTCCCCTTAAAGAGCAGTGGGCCAACAATCGGGTGGGACAGAATCGACCGGGTGCATTGCTTGACCGCTTCCATGTCTTCCGATTCAATCAGGGTCTTGCCCTTGTTGTTGGCTTCCCATTCCTTTTTTGCTTCCTTGCCGGCGGTGGTGCGTACGTCAAATCGAGGACACACAATGTATTCGGATGCGAATCGTCCAGGCTCAAGAACAGAACAATGAACAGCCGTGCCAAATCGCATCGCATCGGATTCCTTGCGCGATTGATTGTGTTTCCACGCCCAATAGTGCGCTGGTGACTTGCGGATCTCCTTCAAGGCACTCGCCGACAACGCATCAATCGCGTGGTACTCGGCTGCCGGAAGATCGTATTTGATGGATGTGTTTTTCATTTCGCGCCCTCCTTTGCGGCGGTCCATTGATCTTGCAGCCGCTGTCCGTCGCTTGGATACGTGTCCTCTCCAAGCCACATAAGAAGCGCATCCCCCGCCTCAACCAGCGCCTTAATTCTCGCGTTCGCCTCGGCTAGCTCGCGTTCGAGTTGGCGGCACAAATCAATAGCTCCGTTGAATGCATCCACAACGGAATCGGAAGTCTCCCATTTTGAATCCGCCTCGTTACTTCTCGGCGTGTCGCTTAGTGTGGTCATGGTTTTGTGTTCCCTATAACGCTCGCACGGTAATCACGCATTGATTTACCGCGTGCAAATTGAGTAATCAGACCTGTTTGTTTGTTTTTTCTCCAAATCGAAGCATCAACTTTTCCAACAGCAGGGGTTACAATTGTGTCGTGAAAAAGTTCAATTTGAAGTGATTTCCTCCATATATTTATTTTCCTCATTCTTCTAATACCCCCATCTTGAATTCCTATGCATTCATATCCCATTTCTGACCAAAACGTGTTGGCATCTAGGTCAAATCCACATCTTAAAGTAATTGAAAAAGAACCCTCTGCATAATCCTCCATGGCTTGAACCAGTGCTGCGCCATAGAGTTTTCGGCGAGCATCGTATTCAATACACACTTGATGGCATTTTACATCACCACCGCGAGCACCTACATAGAGATAGCCGGCAGGTTCTCCGTTTAGTAGTCCAAGGAATATGCGACCATTCTCGGCTTCACGCTCAAACACACATTTCGGATAAAAACTTAATGCCTCTGCGTTTTTGCGTTGAAGGCTATCAACAAACAAAATCAGGTTTGGGTGAACCTTTACGATCTGGAAATCTGAAGCGTTCATCGGTAAATTCTTTTCAACTGTTCACTCACTTGTTTCCTTTCTTCTCGATTAGTTTACTGACCGCCCGCCCCACGCTGTAAATACTCCACGCGAACGACAGCGGGACGGAGGCGATACACAGGGTTATGACCCAGGCGTGGGTGGGGTCTTTCATGTTCCACACATTCCTTGGCATTCACCCAGGAACCCCATCACAGATTGGTCTCCGCGTTCCTCTGGCGTGCTGAAATCAATTTCTCCAAGCGGCTTGCAAGATTTGTGAAGATACATCGCGTTTCGCATTCCATACGACGCCCTGGAATGACCATTCCTCAATAACTCATCGACTTCCAAAGCGCGCTTCCAGTCGTCTGGATCGCCCAGCTTGAGCCGTTGCCACTCCTTGTCTGACTTGTACGGGCAAAACACGCAGGCGGATCTTTCAACTGAATGTGGCACGCCGTAATCATTCATCCATTTGATGCAGTGACCACGGCGCATCTCCTTTTCGATCAATGGGAATTCAGGCCGAGAAAACTTCGACCAACCAGTCGCGTGAAATGATCGCTTAACACGTTCGGCGCGTCCGAGTTCCTCAAACGATAGGCCGAAGATTTGAGTTACTTTGGTTCCTTTCTGAATACGCTTTCCTTTTGCGCACCCAAGCAGGTCGCGTTTAATAAACTGTTCTATGGGTTGTATCTTGTAATCTCCGGTACACTGACGCCGCGTAATACCCATTTCACCACGACGGCCCAGAGTGTAAGCCGGGATTGAAGTATGCCCTTTAGCGTGGGTCGGACCCACGCTAATTCCGTCTCCCAGCTTCCCTGCGCTTACGATGTAAATTGGGAACGACGACGCGACTTCTTTTATGAGCCAGTCGAGATGCCTGTAAATCGCCTTCGGTTCTTCCTGAACGTCGGCGAAAATGGCGCAGTCGATTGGAGGCAACTCGCCTTTGTGGATCATCAGCGCAACCGTTGTGCTCTGGACGCCAGCCCCGAGGTTGAGAATGCGGAGCTTCTTTGGTTCCATAGATTCAGGTTTTGGTTTGAGGAGTTGCGGTGTCATTTTCTCCCCCCAGTCAAATCCGCCCACAGCCCGCCCACGACTAGCGCGGCCACGGCGGGAGCGCATAGGATCATTGGCGGCAGGAGGACGGCGTAGGCCAGAGACAGGGCGCAGTAGTATTGTAGGCGAAAGGTCATAAGGACTCCTTGGCTTTGGTCCATGCTTTGATATCGGTCGCGGCTGCGGCAAACGGATTGGACAACCGATCCCCCGCCTCCGTGAGCCGCTTGACCTTGGCCTCAAGCTCGGACACTCTTTGCGACCACTCCTCGGTGGCCTTTTCAACTCCACGCCGCTCGCCTGATGCCATTAGTGAGTGAAGCGTTTTGTTCGTTTCATCAAGCTCGGACACGCGGTCGCGGAGGGTGCTCAATTCCTTTCGTTCGCAATGCGTGCTTCGTGATATTTCCGGTTTTTGCTCGGCGTGAAGCGTCGTCCAGCATTTGAAAACAACCCAACGACTGGAACGATTCTCAACATCATCTTCACAAAACGGGCACTTGTCCAACCCAGCTAAAAGCTCGGCGGTGATGATGGTGTCGGGATTCATTAAGAGTTTGTCTGTCATTTTGTGTGTTGTTTAAGCTGATAGTTTTGACCCGCCACCGTAACCGTAACCGTAACCGCCACCGTAACCGTAACCGTAACCGGCACCGTTACCGTTACCGTAACCGTCGCCGTAACCGGACCCGTAATTGTAACCGTAACCGTAACCGTAACCGTCACCGGACCCGCCACCGGACCCTCCACCGTAACCGGACCCGTAACCGTAATCGGACCCGTAACCGTAACCGTCAAATGTTGTTACCAGCCTTTGTTGCATTGGATAAAAGAGATTACAGACTTCATTGGGACCAAAACAGTTCCAGTTTCATCGCATGTTGTTGTCGGAAGCGGACCATTTACCAGCTCACCAATACCATTTTTAGTTCCCCAAATTCGAATGCACTTTGCATCGTTAATTTGACAAAAATCTCCATCAACCTTGGTTTTACCGGCAAACACAAAACCTCGATCAACGATCACAATTTGAATTCCAAGATCTCGCTGAGCCGATTGTGTCGGCTGTATTTTTCCAGAGATAAGCGACACCAATTCTGACAGTTCAATGTTCATTGTTTTACTTTATTTTTTTGTTGTTTCGGAATCGGAAGAGAGCACACCAGTCCTCCCCGTTTGGTGCGAAGCAAGCGTTGACCGCAAACGGGGCATCTTGGATTGGGTTTTTTCATCTGTTGGAAAGTGAATCCCGTTTTTATGCGGTTACGGGAAAGGGTGCATAAATGACCAGCCAATCTAGCCGCCGCAATTACCCTGAAATCAAATCAGACCGCCAAAACTGGAGCCATGAGATCTGAATCGTTCAATGATTGCAAGTTTTTTAGCTTTTTTTCTAACGCATTGGCCACTTGAGCCTCAATTGTGCCGTCGGCGTACAGGATTTTCTGGATGGAATTCTTTCCACCGGCCCTGTGAACACGGCCCAAAGTCTGAACAAGCTCGATTGCTGAGTAACTTGGAGAAACCAGAGCCAGTCTTGGCCGATCTTTGATGCAATGAAGGCTAACACCGACTCCACCTGCTTGAATATTGCACAGGATCAACGCAGAACGGTCAGCTTGGAACTCTTCAATGGCCTGCTGACGCTCAAACGGTGTCTGACCACCTTCAATTCTTCCGATACAACTCACGGTGGCCTTAAGAGCGTCGTTTAGTGCCTGGATTGTCTCCCTGAAACAACAAAAAACAGCGACTGACATGCCCTGTTCGACTGCGTCTTCCACCATTTCCACGATTGCAGGGATTTTGGCTGCTTCCGATAGCTGTCTAGCCCTCAAAAGAGCCACCAATGGGCTGTCAGCGTCGGTTTTTTGCTTCTCGTTGACTCGTTTGATGACTTCTTGAGCCTCTTTGTATGCCTGGTTGATTTCCTTGGTCGCTTTCAGGCCGACCGGAATGAGTTTGGTCTCGATATGGGTCTCAGGAAATGCGCTTCCCAGCTCTTTGACCCTGATTCTAGTGCCTTTTGAGCGGAAGATCTCTCTGGAAATCTGGGCTAGGTTGTCTTGGTTGCCTCGGAATTCTAATCCTCCGAACCGACCTTCCTTGCAACCGTGATTTTTGGACCATTGCCAGTGTTCTGAGGGGTTTCTGAACAGCCCAAGGGCAAAACCGATAGCTTTCATCTCAACCGGGCTTGTCGCTGCCGTCGCTGACAACAACAGGAGTGGGATGTTTGCTCGTTTTGCTTCAATCAGCAGCTTGGAATTCTGACTAGACGATCCTTTGCAACGGTGTACTTCGTCAAAAACCAGCAACGTGCCGTCTTGGATTGTCCAGATCCATTGCTTTTTACCTCGGGAATCAGTGATCCACCTTCCCCACTGAGTTGTACCACGTCGCACTAGTTCATAATTGATACAGTCTAGCCTAATTCCAAAGTGAGCCGCTGCCTTTCTCCAGGATGGAATCACAGCCAGTGGACAAATCACTAGAGCCGGAATTACAAGTATATGGATGGCTTTGCAAGCCTTGTACGTTTTGCCAGTTCCGACTTCAGAAGCGTCCAGGCAGACCTTGTGACGACGAATTGATCCAACGATACGGCTAGTGGACAGCGTTTGCCATGGGAGCAATCCGTTTGAATCAATTTCAGGGTCCGAAACGCCATTGGAATCGGTTTGAACTGGCTTTATGGAATCTGCTGGCTTCAACGGAGTCCAACGATTGGCGATCCAGCGACAGGTCGTTAAACTCTTTCCGACTGTGATTCCAGCTTCAGCCAACTTTGCTTTGTGGGACTTGTAAACTGACCAAAAAGGATGTCCATCAGGAACTGGAGCGACTTCCAAGGATTTAGGACCGCTATGGGTTTCGACTCGCTTTGGCGCAGCCCATTCTAGACCAAGATTCGGGTCATTTTGGACTTTGGCAGCTTCCTGCTCCCTCAACTGTCGCTCCAAAATGTCTCCCTGGGGGTCGTTGTAGTGAGGGATTTCCAGATCCTTGAGCTGTGTGAGCCGATACCTGGAGCAGTATTCCCACGATTTTAGGACTTGAGCAGAACCCCAAGTTCCGATTGACCGACACAGGTCCTGGCCGATTGCTTGGTGAACCTTACTCCAGCCGACACCGTTTAGGGTCTGCGCTTGGTCAGGATTGGACTCGGTCAAACGTCGGACTCCCGTTTCTAGCCGAGGAAGCAGGTCGTTAGCGTTCATCGTTGTCTTGTTGGTCTGTGGGTTGGTGGCATTCTTCAACATGCTCGCACCTCACGCAAAATGGGCTCCACTTGTTGGCAGTGGCATAGGTAAACTCATGGCAAGGTGGGCGGCAATCTTCGATTGTTAGCTGATAGAACGAATCTAGGTCGCAGACACAGGGTGATTTTTTGGGTGATTTCATTTGAGCAATAGGGTGATGTTTCTACGCCAATTCCGATTTCCAACAGGATCTGCTGATGTTGGGCAGTACCTATCAGCCAGGTAGATGAGGAATAAACTAGGCTTGCCAGATTTTAGCCAGCGGCTGTGGGTGTTTTGGATCGTGTTCAGGCAGACCTTTCGAGGATTGGAAGTCTGGACGCTGAGGATTCCGTAGGGGTGGCGCGTTTTGTGACCGCCTTCAACCTTGAATATGGCATCGGCAATTCGATTTGCTTCAGAGGCTGGCAATGCAGCTTGAATGCAGCGGACGGAGGCGAACAAGGCTAGGGAGAGCAAGATGGGTTTCATGGGGCATCTTTCGATTTAATGCTCAAAACGAGCGGACGAGTTCGCGAGCCGCGTCAATCAGGTCAGCGAGCGACCGGAGCTCGTCTTCCTTGCCTCCATCGACATAGCTATCCACTTCCTCTCCGAGGAAAACGCGCTCCAGCCGGATCAGCACGTCGAGGTCAACTTCGCCAACCCCATAGGCCGCGAGGCTGGACAGCTCTGAGGCGAGGTCATCGTCTCCGATTATCCCGGTCGCGACCTCGTCGCAGTCTTCAGCGCTCTCGATAGAGTCTACTGCCGACTGGGACCAGAGGCATCTGATGCTGCCATGGTCGATGGTCTCGCGGCTAGCCACCAGATCGGCTACACAGGTGATGAGTGCTTTGATTTTCATAGTGTGTTGGTTGGTTTTTTCTCTCCTGAATTCGCCCCCTCCGAAAAGGGAGCGCGGTTCAAGGGAGGGAACTCGTCGCATCATTGAACCCCGGCTCAATACCGTCATCATCAGGCCCGAAGTAAGTCTCTCCTCGGAAGTAGTCGCACACATTGCGACCCGCTGCATCGACATAGTTGCCTCGCCTGTCACGCCACCCCGACGGCACAACCTCTACATACACCAGACCGGGATCCTCACGCACGATCTGGCGGGCCAAGCCCAAGTGGATCTGCCCACCCTCGTCGAGAGGGTGGGCGTAACAACGAATCTGCAAGCTCTCTCGATCGGAAAGCCGAATGGCGTCGTGACCGGTGATGATGTAGATGAGGGAGGACATGGGAGTAGTGGAGGTGGTGGAGGTCATGGTGTTAGGGGGGAATGGGGAGTTACAGGAAGAGGAAGAGGAAGAAACACACTGCGGCGATAAGGCAAAGGGCAATTGTGCCGAGGAGGTCGAGGAAGTAAGTGGCGGGCAAATACTTGGTTTGAATGGCTTGCATGGTCTGGATTTGGGTTAGAGGTTTCGCTTTCGACAGGGACAATTTGCCATGCCTGCCCGCGAGAGTCTAGCATTTTTTATCAATCAGTGGAGACACAGCAGGTAACTTGCTGTTAATAAACCAGTTACGGGAGAAAGATTTTTTGTGCGCGGGGAGAAACTGGTGAGGGACTTCCAGTCAATCCTCCTGGGTGTTGCGAGCAGGCACGCGAGACTGGATGAAGATTGTTTGAAGAAAGGTCTTGCTTTTTTGGAGTTCATTGGCTTAAAATCCGCGCACAGCGCGGAACTGCTAGTGGCACGGCCAGTGGCACGTTAGCCCGTGGGCGTAAGCAGTGGAAGTCAACTCGTTTTACAAAAGGCCGCCCCAAAGCGAGCCGAGTCAGTAAAAAAGAGAGATATTATCTAGCCCCTGTGGGTCCACCGGGGAACAAAGGTGGATTGTGTTTACAGCCAACGACTTGCTACGCTTGTTTCCGAGTCGCTACGCTCCTTGGGACAGGCGTCCCCCCAGGCTCACTGCGTTCGCGGGAGATGTTATCTCCCCCCGCACGGGCTAAGGCCCTGCCGAATCGCTTTTTTGGGAGGCGATCGGCTGCTGCGCGTGCGGGCAATGGGGCTAGAGCACAAGTCAGCGCACGTTGGTGTTCCACCATGTTGTCACTAGTTGCTAGTTACTAGTGGGCGCGAAACTAGTAGTTGTAGAATTAGCATTTTTTACTTGTAATTTCAGGCGAAACCAGAGTGATTGTTCTACGTGGAACACTTGCCAGCACAGGAACAAAACCCGACAATTCACTTGACCTTGTACGGGTACGGGGATGTACACCCGCTGAGTTTGATGAGTTGGGTGGGCCTGACTACGGAACTGGCGAAAAACACGGACTGGAAAGGGGATATGCGGCTCGTACGCGAGGATGCGCTTATATCGCGCTCGCGATGCAGGGCTACAAAATGGTTTCTGGATAGTGGCTCGGACGTGTGGGTCCAGATTGATCACGATATCGAGTTTCAGCCGGAAGATATTTTGGAGTTGGCGCGAATTGCGCACGCGAGGCAAGCGATTGTGTGTATTCCGTATTCGTGTCGTTCACTTCCGCCGAAACCGGCGTTGAGGGCGAAACCAGGCGCGAAACCTTTGGAGGATGATTCACGGTTGACGCCAATCACTCTTTTTGCGTCGGGTTGTGTTGCTATCCCGAGGGAGCTGTTGGAAGACTGTCTCGAGGAGTTGTCGAAAGAGGAAACTGACCTGCCTTTGGGTATTCAGTGGTGCGAGGACACGCTAACAGGCGGACAGATTCCGACGTTGTGGATGCCTTTTGCTGCGGAAGTACGCGAGAGATTGGAATACCTCTCGGAGGATTATGCGGCCTCTTACCGGCTTGCGGCTTGCGGTGCTGAACAACTCGCTTTTGAGCCGAAAACTCCTATCAAACATTGGGGGGATTTCCCGTTCAGGTTGGCAGGCATTGAGGTGAAAAACTAGGCGTATGGGCGCGCCAAAACGTGCGGTTTCCATTAATGCAATCGCAAAAGCCCTAAACATTGATCGGAACCGGGCGGCTTGGGGACTCACTAACGACGCCAGGCTAAAAAAGGACGAGTGCGAAAAGATCCAGGCGAAAGCTAACGAAATGGGCTATAGACGGCCCATAGCTGGCCAACACCACAACTCTCTTCTAACGCAGGAAAAAGCTGATTCTGTTGTCGAAGGGGTTCTCCTGTGCGAGCCGCTAGAAAAGATCGCGGAACAAGCAGGGATTAAAAGGGAAGCTGCGCTCAAATACATTCATGGAGTAGCCGTCCCACTAGACTATCCCGAAACGGAAGAGCAGTGGCGAACGCAAGTCATTGGCTTTTTTGAAATCGCGCTCTGGAAAGGCACTAAACGGCTAGCCACCAGCGCAATAGATGAGATTGCACCGCATCAGCTCCCATTGAGCCTCGCGATAACTTCGGACAAACTTTCGCTCATGAAGGGCCAGCCAACCAGCTTTAGCGTTAACGTTCATCAGACTATCAACCACCGAGAGTTTCTGGACGAGTTGAAAGGTGCAAAACAAGCCCAGGTAGTCGATGCGGACGGCTCGGAAGCGTAACGCACAATATTGGTTATATTCAATCGCGGCCTACTGTCCTATGACACTATGACACTATGACACTATGACACTAGACACTGCGGCAGGGGGGGAGGGGGTTGGCAAGCTGGATGGCGGCCAGGTGGCGACGGATTCCCTAAACCAAAAAATTTCCACAAATGACTTGTATTCAAGGGTTTGTCCAACTTGTTGCAAGTCGTTTGAAGCGCAGCGTGAGCGTGGTGTTTTTTGCGGTGCGCCGTGTCAGCTGAAGTGGTGGTCGGATCAGCCTGAGCATCCGGTTATACCGAGAGTTGACCACAAGTTGCCGAACGCGGCTGCTTTGAGGGAAAAGCGGATCCGGTTGTTGCTGTTGGAGAAGGGAGATCCGTACAGTTTTGGGTACATCCCGGATCACTGGGAGGTGGCAAACAAGTATTTGCCGGACACGTCTGAGATGTTGGTGTCTGGTGGAAATCGTGCAGGCAAGACGTTGTTTGCGGCGCGGAAGGTTGTTGAGACGCTTTTAAGTGGTGAGAACAAGAACGTGTTGTGCTGCCACACGAGTAATGCGACTAGCGTAACTGTCCAGCAACCAGCGATTTACAACTACTTGCCTGTGGCGTTGAGGGCGACGAAGAAGGGCAAGATTCACTACCTGAACTATTCTCGGAAGAACGGGTTTACGGACGGGTCGTTCATTTTGCCGAATGGTTCACGGTGTGACTTTCTCAATTACACGCAGAGTGAAAACACGATTGAAGGGCGTGAAGCGGACTTGATTTGGTGTGACGAGTTGGTTCCTCAGAGCTGGGTGGACACGTTGAGGTACCGTTTGGTTACGCGAAGAGGCAAGTTTTTGGTGACTCAGACTCCATTGGAAGGAGTGGCGTCGATATACAAGGAATTTGTAGCTGGCGCGGCTGTATTGGAGTGGGCACCAGGGCAGTTGTTGGAAGGCAAGTCAGCGGTGGTTGGGTGGCCGACTGGAAAAGCTCCGAGGGTTATGGAGCGCAAGGAATTGGGCAGGAAGACGGTGTTCTTCTTTAGTGAAGACAATCCATACAATCCTTGGGACGAGATGAAGTCGAAGCTTGTGGGTGCTCCGATGGGGCAGGTTTTGACTCGGGCGTATGGCTGGGCGACGGACAATGTGGGAAAGGCGTTTGCGAGATTTCGGCCTGAGACTCACTGTGTGGACGTGAGCAAGATGGCTGATGGTGGAACACTGTACATGGTGTGTGACCCGGCTGGTGCGCGTAACTGGTATTGTTTGTGGATGGTGGTGTACGAGGATGGGAAGAAGGTTGTGGTCAGGGAATTTCCTGATTTTGCGGGGTATGGAGAGTGGGCTTTGCCGAGTGAAAAAGCGGATGGCAAACCGGGTCCAGCGCAGACATTGAGTGCAGGGCGTTCTATTTCTGAGTATCGGGAGCTGTTCCGACAGATTGAGACTGAGATTGGGCGTGGTGAACCGATCATGCGGCTGATTGATCCCCGGGCAGGTGGAAGTCCTACGATTAGTGCAGAGGGCGGGACGACGTTGATTGATCTGTTGGCTATTTCAACGGATGAAGATGAAGGAATGGCGTTTGTGCCTGCGCCTGGAGTTCCAGTAGACCAGAGGACAGCGACGATTAATTCAGAATTAAGCTATGACTCAACGAAGCCTGTGAGCATGTTGAACGAGCCTAAGCTGTATATTTCTAAGGACTGCCACAACCTAATTTATTGCCTTTCTGAGCATACCGGAAAGGATGGCCAAAAGGGTGCGACAAAGGATGCCATTGATTGTCTTGGCATGTTGTTGGCGTCCAAGCTGGAGCATATCGGAGCTGGTGGCTTTGATACCATTGGCGGCGGTACTTATTAAGAAGGATCAACATGGAAGAGATGCCTGACATGCAGAATTTCAAGAGCGTTGCGTCGTTTCAGCGGCGTGATCTTGACCATGCGAACGATGCGATGTCGCGTGTTGGACCGGACCCTGAGATTGGCGCGTTGATTGAGGAATTGCGACGTGCAGCGACTGATTACGGAATTGGATCACGGGTCCAGCGTGTTGAGAATACGAGGTACTGCCGGTGGACTGGCCAGAGTGAGGACGGAAAGAAGTGGAATGAGAACGGGCCGAACAAGCCTGCGTTCCCTTGGGATGGAGCCAGTGACACTCGGATCCCGTTGGCGGACGAAGTGATCAACAACATGGTGGACCTGTCCACGACGGCGTTCTGGCGGTCCATGATTCACGTTGCTCCAGTAAACGTGGGGACGATGGACAATGCAGTCACGATGCACAGCCTGATGGACTTCGTGATGTCGCAGAAGATGTACTATGGTCTGACGCGTGAGGTGGAGCTGATTTCCCAGTATCTCTGGACGTATGGCTGGGCCGGATGCCATGTGACTTGGCAGCAGGAGATTTCCCAGAAGGAGCAGCATGTCTCAATGAACCAGATCATCCAGATGGCCCAGCAGAGTCAGCCTGGAAGCATTTTGGCGGACCTGCCAAACCTGATTCAGAACCCGGAAGCAGACGATCAGGTTGCGGAGTTGTTGATTGGAGCGTTTCCGCACTTGAAGAAGCGACGTGCGATGAGGGCTGTGAAGGATTTGCGGCGCGAAGGGGAATGTGAGTTTCCGGTGCCGTATGTGAGCAAGAATACGCCCCAGATTGCTGCGTTGTGTCCTTGGGACGAGCTGGCGTTTCCGCCTGAAACAACGGATGTGCAGAGTGCGCGAGTAGTTTTCCGGCGTGTATACATGACCGAGATTGAGGTCCGCCAAAAGGTTGCAACGGAAGAGTGGGAAGAGGAGTGGGCGCAGGAAGCCATCAATGCGATGGGCCGGTTTTCCAACTACTCGGACTACACGTACACGATTGGCTTGACCAATAATGCACTGATCAATCGTCAGCATTTGATTGAAATTTGCTACGCATACCAGAAGGCCATTGATGAGGATGGTGTTCCGGGTGTGTATTGCACGGTGTTTTGTCCTCAGGTTGGCGACAAGTGGGGCAAGTTTGAGCTGTTGGAATACAATCACGGGCAATACCCGTTTGTAGTTTGGCGGGCTGAGATGATTCACCGGAAGATTACGGAAAGCCGTGGTGTTCCTGACATTTGCTCGACTTGGCAGAACGAGGTCAAGGCGCAGCGGGATTCGATTCAGGACTACACGTCGATTTCCACTCTGCCACCGTTGCAGGTTCCGAAGACTCGCGGTGGAAACTTGAAGTTGGGTCCGGCTGTTCAGATTCCTGTGCTGCGACCCGGCGAGATTAGCTGGATGCAGCCTCCTGCTCGCGATCCGAATGTGGCATTTACGCTGATTAAGGAGATCGAAGCCCAGACGGACAGGTACTTTGGAAGGCCGACTGAAAAGGTTCCTCCTGCGCTTACACAGGCCCGCCAGCAGCGCAACGTAAACAACTGGCTTCATGGCTGGACTGAGGCGTTCCGTCAGGTCATGTCGATCACTTTGCAGTACATGGGACCGGAAGAGATTACCCGGATCACCCGTGGACAGCTTAGCATTGTGGGGGATGACACTGAGTTTGACGTGACGCTCAGGTTTGACGTGCGCGAGCTGAGTACGGATCTGGTGACTGAGAAGTTGAAGAGCATTGCACAGTTGGTGTTGCCGCTGGATTCGGCTGGTGTTGTGGATCATGCGAAGTTGGTGGCAATGCTCATGCGGGCAATTGATCCGACGCTTGCCCAGGAGCTTGTGATGCCTTCTGGCCCTGCAAGTCAGAAAATGTTTGATGAGACAAACAATGACATGGCCCTGATTGCATTGGGTAATCCGCCCAAGTTGCGCGAGAACGACCCGGCTGCGGCCACTCGGTTGCAGTTCACTCAGCAGATTTTGCAGAGCAATCCGAAGTACATTCAGCAGGCGCAGCAGGACCAGACGTTTCAGCAGAACATGCAGAAATACGTCCAAAACCTGCAATTCAGCGTCCAGCAACAACAGAATGCAGTGACTGGAAGACTCGGTGTTGACCCCAACAAGTGATGAAACTTAACGAAGAAAAGCTGAAGGAAGCGTTTACGTCAGCAAGTGGGATGGAGCCTGTATACAAGGCTTTCATGCAGGTTGCTCTTCATCATTTGGAGATCAACAAGCAGGCTGCTTTTTCTCCAAATTTGAGTGCTGAAGACCGTGCTTATAACTGCGGACGATGCGCTTCTTTGGAAGACCTTTTGTTTGCCATAGAATCCTATGATGCAAAAAATGATTTGACAGAAGCGGGCGAGGAACCCACCTCAGATCAAAGTCTTTCTTAGTTTGGACTTCAAACTATGGCTTATATACCCGTCTTGCTGGGTTAAAACTGCATGGCTACATCTATTAGTACCGGGGAAGCGTCACCCTCTCAAAACACGGAACCGACCATCAATTCTGTCAATTTTGGTGAGGCAGAGTTGTCTGATGCAATCTCAAAAATGCTTCAGAAGTCACAGGAAACCGAAAAGCAGTCCGATACAACTGAGGAAGCCGCTGTTGCGGAAGCTCCTGAAAGTGTCGAATCGGATCAGACCGATCAACAAGCTGAATCTCAGGACGAGTCTTCTGAGGATGTTCCTTCACAGGATGAAGAAGCAGAAACGCAAAAGCAGGACGATGCTGACGAAGAGCCTAAAGGCGTTCAAAAGCGAATCGACAAGTTGACCCGTGCTCGGAAAGAGGCGTCTGAACGTGCTGAAACGCTTGAACGTGAACTCAACGAAGCAAAGGCCAAGCTGGAGGAGTTGTCGAAACAGCCCAAGCAGGTTGTACAGGCTGACCCGGCAAATCCGTTTAGTGACGTGTGGGAAGAATCGAAACTGACCGAGGAGTGGCAGAAGGCCAGGGAACTCAAGCGTTGGTGCGAGGACAACCAAGACGGCACTGAACTCAATGGACAGGAGTATTCACGGGACGACATCAAGTCTATTCGCCGCAAGGTTGAAGATGCACTGGAAGTCCAAATCCCGCGACGTGCTCAGTTCTTGAACCAGTACAAACAGCTCAAGCCGATTGCAGAACAGATCTACCCTTGGTGGAAAGATCGTGCTGCTGTCGAATATACGCAGGCGCAGGAGGTTTTGAGGTCCATGCCTCAGATTGCCAACATGCCTGAGTACCAAGTGCTGATTGGTGACTTCGTTGAAGGGCGCAAGCTGCGGTTGGCCAAGGATGCTGAATCCAAAAAGGCAAGGACTTCCAAGCCATTGCCGAAACTTGCCCAAAAGCAGCCCGGAGTAACAACCACCTCGCCACGACGGGTTGAAAAGTCAGAGCAAGACACTGCTGTTGCGAAATCTCGTTTCTTAAAAACTGGTGGACAATCCGAACTAGCCGAACTCCTGAAGCGTAGTCTTCGATAAACTGAAATACTAATATGCCACTGCTCCAGCCCTCCCAGGTGGGTATCCGTGAGGAACTTGCCGACTACATCGCAATCGTTGACCAGAAGTCTACCCCGTTTGTGTCCATGGCCCCCAAGGGCAAGGATCTCGGGAACATGACGTTCTCTTGGCAGGTTGATAACTACGCCGCGCCCCAGCTCACTGGCGTTGTTGACGGCACCGACGTGACTGTCGCCTCGGCTTCCAACCCGGTTGCCAATCGTGCGCGGTTCTCTAACTACGCTCAGGCGTTCCGCCGTACCCTCCGCATCGGCTTCATCGCTCAGACTCAGAATGTCGCTGGCGTCACTGATGAAGTTGCCAACGGTATCAGCAAGAACCTGATCCAGCTCAAGCGTGACATGGAAGCCACCTTCCTTTGCACGAACCAGGCTGCTGTGGTTGACAACGGTACCAACGCTTACCTGACGGGTTCGCTTGGCAACTGGCTAACGACCACTGGCTCGTCTGTTGGTCAGCCTACCAGCACGTTTGCTCCTGCCTCCGGTGCTGTTGATACCACTGCCACTGCGTCTCTGACTGAGACCACTGTGCAGGCCGTGTTGACTGCCATCTATGGAGCGACTGGCGTGTTCCGCGATTACGACGTGATTTGCGGCACGACCCTTAAGCGTGCGTTCTCCAACCTGAGTGCGTCCGCTACAACCACCACCGCCAACACTAACACTGTTGCAGCGACCTCTGTTCGCACGTTCAACAAAGAACTGGCGTCCGATACCTACAAGTCTTCCATCGACATTTTCGAGGGTGACTTTGGCCGCCTTGTTCTCCACCCAGATGTGTTCATTGGTGGCAACAACGCCGGTGCTCTTTCGGCTCAGGCTTACAAGGGTTACGTCATTCCCATGGATATGGCTGAAATCCGCTATTCCAAGCTTCCTGAGGTCAAGGAACTGCCTGACGCTGGTGGCGGCCCTGCTCGCCTTGTTCAGGCTATTGCTGGTCTGGTTGTGAAGAACCCTAACGGCTTTGGCATGTTCAACGCCACGTCGTAATTTTGTACTTGCAAGGGCGGGTTTGGCTTACAGGCTGAACCCGCCTTTTTGATATGTCTCAACACAGCCAAATCATTGCCAGCATTGCTGAAGCTATTCCTTCGCATTTGAAGAAGGCGGTTCTCGATGAACTGAAGAACGGTTATCGGATGGAACTGGTGAATGCTGATGTGAATCGCATAAAGATTGCACAGGACACACACAGCCGGGAGCACAAGTCGATTGATGGAATTGGCCGGTTGCGAATGCGTGTTGATCCGACGCTCTATCATCACTGGGGAGCGAAGTACGGATATGGCTGTTGGAAGGACAATGGTTTTCTGAAAGAAGTGGAGCGAGACAACCCCGAAGTTCGCGTGAAATGCGGAGGAACTCGCTTGCAAATTGGGTATTCCAGCCCCACAAAGTTCAGCAAGAATTACGGAGCAATTTGACCTATGAATATCGGAGCTGTACGCGGTTCTAGCGGTGAATACGGTGGAATTGCCAATACCAGCACGGCTGCCGTAACTGGCGCGTTCCAAGGTGTATTGTGCGTGACTGACTGCGTGTTTAGCGCGGTTACCAGCAACATAACCAGCTTTAGCACTTCTGCGACTTACAAGGTTGGGACGTATATCCCCGGCGCGTTTGCAAGCGTTGCAGCGTCCAGCGGAACGTTCATTGCGTACTACCGCCGCTCTTCTCAGGTCTAAGTTTTATGGGACCGCTTGCTGTAACGTACAAGCTGGCGTTTGGTTTGAACCGTGCTGTCGTTTCTGGCGCGGCAGCGTTTTTGTATCTTTTGTGGGGAAGCACTGCCGCAGATTTCCTTGTGATTTCGACTGCCGACATTGGAACTGGTTCTGGAAGGATCAAACTCTCTTAAGCTATGGCTGATTCAACGATTAATGGTCTGACGGCGTTGGCAGCCGCATCGGTTGTTCCAGGCACTGATGTCGCTCCTGTTTGGCAGGGATCCGCTTCCACGACCAAGAAGGTGACGATTGCTGACTTGGTGACTGCTGGAAACACGTTTGGAACGATCACAGCATCCAGTCCAGCGACGATTAGCCAGACGTGGAACAATGTTGCTGTCACGTTCACTGGAAAGCTGGTTAGTATCACGGACACGGCAAGCAACGCTGCGTCGCTTTTTCAAGACTGGCAGGTTGGCGGATCAAGCAAGCTGTCCATCGTCAAGACAGGCAAGATCCTTGGAAACGGAGCCAACCCTTATCTGTTTCTAGACAATTCCGTTGGATCTCAGTTTGGATATGGAACTGGAATCCTCAACAACGGAGGAACCAGTCTTACATGGGCTGTCGGAGGAACTGAAGTTGCCCGAGTTGATAATGCAGGGCTTTTTTCTGTCGCTAGTGGCGGCGGTTATCAGTGGTCATCGACAACTGCGTCCAGCGGAACCAAGGATTTGATTTTGCTGCGTGATGCGGCGGCTACTCTCGCCCAGCGCAACGGCACCACTGCTCAATCCTTTCGCGTTTACAACACCTACACGGACGCAAGCAATTTCGAGCGCGGAACGATGGATTGGGCTACAACCGCCAACACTTTGACGATTGGAAGCGCAAAGGCTGGAACTGGTACTGCCCGTTCGGTTAACTTAATTGCAGGCGGCGTTGTTGCAATGACTATCGGTACTGCTGCTGATGTTCAGATTCCAAAAACAGTCACTGCCGCAGGCACCACCGGAGCGCAGACCATCAACAAACAGTCTGGAACTGTGAACTTCGCTGCCGCTGCTACTTCTCTGGTTGTTACCAATTCGTTTGTCACCACTAGCAGCATCATTGTTGCCACGGTTGGAACCAACGATACCACCATGAAAATTGTTAACGCAGTGGCTGCCGCTGGCTCGTTTACGTTGAATGCAAATGCTGCGGCTACGGCGGAAACTCGCGTGAACTTTGTTGTGTTGAACTGATTTTGATTTATGGACATCTCGCTAACTCTTACTGACGCCCAGCAGAAGGGCTTGGAATACGTCACCAATCTGTCCAACAAGGGCAAGGATGACGCTGACAAGATTACGCCAGAACAGTACGCCACCAGTGCGCTTGTTGCTACGCTCAATTCGTATGCTTCCCAGCGTTCTGCCGTTCGTATTCAGTACGGATTGGGTCTATACACTAACGCCGATCCTGCGCTCAAGGAAGCTATTGACGCCGAACTTGGTTTTGATCCGAACTATCCTACTGGAAACGAATAAACATGGAACAATACACCTGGACGCTCACCAAAGAGCAGGCTGGAAATCTCGTTGCAATCATTGATCTCGCGGTCAAGGCAGGCGGTTTGAATGTCGCTGAAAAAGCACTTCCGCTTGTCACTGATCTAACCAAACAGATCAACGAGCAGTCCAAGAAATCCGAGTAACCATGAACAGCCAGAGCGATATGAACCCACAACACAATCATGCTGAAGCTGCGGCCGGTGCTCTATTCTCGCTGTCTGGTGCTGTGGTTTCCATGATCCCACAAATCGAGGAGTGGATTCGTCTCGCTTCTCTTTTCGTTGGTCTGATCATCGGGCTTGTCACGCTCTATCGGATGTTCCGCAAACAATAAATTTATGAAAAACTACAAGACTACCATTGCTGGAATCGGAGCCATCCTTGTCGCTATTGGTGCCGCTCTCAAGGCCCAGTTTGACGGCGATCCGACGACCAACATTGACATTGGCGCAACCATTGCCGCGATCACTGTCGGTATTGGTTTGATTGCCGCCAAGGACGCCAGCACACCCGAATCCAAGTGACATGGATCGGTCCACTCGTCAAAGCGATCCTTGAATGGCTGACTGGGCTGGCCAGACAAGACATTACTTCCATTGATGCGAAACGAGATCCCGAGCTTGCTGATCAGCTTCGCGCTCGCTTGCCTGATGACGGGATGCGGGACGACAAGGGTGGTTTACGTACC